GGTCTCGGTGATCGACGGTTCGACCACGATCCTGTCGATCCCCGCAAACACGCCCATCGGCGTCTACGACGTGGACATCGAGGTGGCGGCGGTGACCGGCCCGTGGAAGATCACGACCGGCGCGGGCGTCACCGTCCTCGCCGTCGGCATCTTCTCGGCGTGATGCCATGAACAAGGCTGGCCTCTACGCCAACATCCTCGCCAAGCAGGAGAGGATCAAGGCTGGCTCCGGCGAGAGGATGAAGCGCCCCGGCGAGAAGGGCAGGCCGAGCGAGGCCGACTTCAAGCAGGCCGCGAAGACCGCGAAGCCGGAGAACAAGCGATGAGCAGCCCGGCTTGGCAGCGCAAAGAGGGCCAGAACCCGCGCGGCGGGCTCAACGAGAAGGGCCGCGCGTCCTACAAGGCCGAGACCGGCGGCACGCTCAAGGCTCCCGTGAAGAGCGGCGACAACCCGCGCCGCGCCTCCTTCCTCGCGCGCATGGGCAACATGCCCGGCCCGATGGAGAAGAACGGCAAGCCGACCCGCCTCGCCCTGGCGCTGCGCGCATGGGGCGCGTCGAGCAAGGAAGACGCCAAGTCCAAGGCCCGCGCCATCAGCGCGCGCAACAAGGAGTGATGCCGATGGCGATGAGCCGCGAAGAGCAGGACGCATTCGACCGCCGCATGGCGGGCATCATGGACCCGATGCTGCGCCCCGAAGGCACCGCCGGAGGCCCGGTGCGGTCCTACTCGCTCGACGACATCCGCCGCTTCCTCGGCTTCGGCAGCCGCCCGGAAATGTCGCCCGCCGAGGTCACGGACGCCGCGCAGATGTACGAGCGGTTGCCAAACCCCGCGCTGCCTCCGACGCCGCCCGGCGGCTACGACGCCCCGTCGCCTTCGATCCCGTACATGCCCTCGACCGATCCGCGCGGCGCTGCGGCCCCGATCCCGCCGCCGCCGCTGCCTGTGGGCTCGCGTCCGTCTGCGCCGGTCCGCCGCCAGGCGCCGATCATGCGCGGCCTGCCGACGAACGAGGCGGACTTCACGCCGCCTAGGATCAACACGCTCGGTGGCGTGTCGCCTGCGGACATGGCGGCGATGGGGCAGACTGCGCCTGCGCCAATCGCGCGCCCGATGCCGGCCGATCCGATCGGCATTCCGCGGCCCGCCATTCCCTCGGGAACGATGGTTCCCGGCACGCTCCCCGGCGAGGCCGCTACCGTGCCTCTGCGCGCCACGCCGCAGCAGCTCGCGCAGGCGATCCGCAGGTTTGGTCGCATGGAGCTTGATCCTGACAGCTTTGCGGCACGCTACGCCCGCACGCAGCGATGATCACAATCGCTACGGTCCTGCGCTCTGGCGGCGACTACCGCCCCAAACACGTCCGCGCTCTGGCCGATATGTGCGGCCGATTCGCGCCGGCGCATCGATTCGTGGTGTTGACGGACCAGTGCTACGCGTTCGCCGAGGACGAGGAGATCGAAGCGCGCCCGTTGGAGCGCGACTGGCCGGGCTGGTGGGCGAAAATGGAGCTGTTCGCGCTTCCCGGCCCCGTTCTGTTCTTTGACCTCGACACCGTGATCGTGCGTGACATCCAGCCGCTGGTCGAGCTCGTGCGGCATGATCCGTTCGTGATCCTGCGCGACTTCTACCGCGGGCGCAGCAATCGCAACGCGATGCAGTCCTCGATGATGTGGTGGAGCGGCGACATGTCGCGGCTGACCGCTGATTTCGAGGCAGAGCCGCGGTTCTACCTTGGCGGCGACCAGGAGTGGCTGGAGCAGCACTACACGGGCGAGTTTGCGTTCTGGCAGGACGTTGCGCCGCGTGCCATCGGCTCGTTCAAAGCCAGCCCGCGCACGCAGAACGAGCGGGTCATCATTTTCCACGGCCAGCCCCGCCCATGGCAGCAGACCGAGGTCGATTACCATGCAGCGGCGTGAGGGTTGGCTGGCGCCGGATGCCGATCAGGTTGCGCTGGAGATCATCCTGCGCGAGGTCGAAGACCTGCGGACCGACATCCTGCCGCTTACTGATGGCCGCCGCACCGCAATCCAGGCGGGCGGCAACGTCGGCATCTGGCCGATCGAGCTGGCAATGCATTTCGACCGCGTGGTGACCGTCGAGCCGGACGAGTTCAACCATGAGGCGCTGATGGCAAACCTCGACGAGCGCCTGCTGGGCGCGGATCGAGCGCGCGTGCGGGCGTATCGCGGCGCTTTCGGATCGCAGCCGGGCACCGGGGCTATGGATCGTTTCGACCCGCACAATGTCGGGGCGCATCGCGTCGCTGACGGCGCGGAATTCGCGATCATGCGGATCGACAGCCTCGACATCGATGATTGCGACCTGCTCTGCCTCGACGTTGAGGGCTTTGAGCATTTCGCGGTGCAAGGCGCCGAACGGACCATCAAGAAGTCCTGGCCGACCATCGTTCTGGAGCTGAAGGGCCTTGGCGAGCGGTACGGCGTGACCGACGTTGACACCATCACGATGCTGGCCGATTGGGGCTACATGATCGCCGGCCATGTCCACCGCGACGTGATCTTCCGAAGGAGGCCGTGATGGCCGACACTCAGCCGACCGGGGTGCAGAAGTACCTGCAGGCAATCTCGACCTACGAGAACGAGTTCACCCGCTGGGAGAAGCGCTGCACCAAGATCATCAAGCGCTACCGCGACGACACGCGCACGCAGTCGGGCAACGAGACGGTCAAGTTCAACATCCTCTGGTCGAACGTCCAGACGCTGATCCCGGCGGTCTACGCCAAGCTGCCGAAGGCCTCGGCCAAGCGGCGCTTCGGTGACCGCGACCAGATCGGGCGCGTGGCGGCGCAGCTGATCGAGCGCGCGCTGGACTACGAGATCGAGCATTACCCCGACTTCCGCGCCACGATGAAATACGCGGTCGAGGACCGCTTCCTCGGCGGGCGCGGCGTCGCGTGGGTCCGCTACGAGCCGCACGTGCGCGCGCAGGAATTGGCGCTGCCCGAGGATGGCGCGCAGGTCACCGAGGACGTTGACGAGGACGGCAACCTCCCCGAGGGCGCGGAGATGCCCGAGGAGATCGAGTACGAGTGCGCCCCGGTGGATTACGTCCACTGGAAGGACTTCGGCCACTCCTCAGCCAGGACATGGGAAGAGGTCACGCAGGTCTGGCGCTGGGTCTACATGACCCGCGAGGCGCTGGTGGAACGTTTCGGCGAGAACATGGGCAGCAAGATCCCGCTCGACAGCGGCCCCGACAACCTTGACGGCCCGAACCGCAAGCGCGAAGGCACCCGGGCGAAGATCTGCGAGCTGTGGTGCAAGGAGACCCAGAAGGTCTACTGGATCCACAAGGGCATGGCGCAGTTCGTGGACGAGCGCGACGACCCGCTCGGGCTGGAAGGGTTCTATCCCTGCCCGAAGCCGCTCTACGCGACCACGACTTCGGACAGCCTCGTCCCCGTGCCGGACTTCCTGCTGTATCAGGATCAGGCCAACGAACTCGACATCCTGTCCGACCGCATCGACGGGCTGGTCAAGGCGCTGCGGATGCGCGGCGTCTACGATGCCTCGCAGCCTGCGCTCCAGCGTCTGCTGACCGAGGGCGACAACAACACGCTGATCCCGGTCGATAAATGGATGGCGTTCGGCGAGAAGGGCGGGCTGAAGGGCAGCATCGACCTCCTGCCGCTCGACACTCTCGCGCAGGCGCTGATCCAGTGCTACGGCGCGCGCGAGCAGATCAAGGCGCAGATCTACGAGATCACCGGCATTTCGGACATCATCCGAGGCCAGACCGCCGCGAGCGAGACGGCGACGGCGCAGCAGATCAAGGGTCAGTACGCCGGCCTGCGGCTGCGGTCGATGCAGGAAGAGGTTGCGCTGTTCGCCTCCGAACTGATCCGCCTCAAGGCGCAGATCATCGCGACCAAGTTCCAGCCGCAGACGATCCTCGCCTACGCCGCCGCGCAGCAAATGTCGCCCGAGGACCAGCAGCTGATCCCCCAGGCGCTGCAGGTGCTGGCCGACAAGCCGCTGCGGAACTTCCGCATCGAGGTCGCGTCGGACAGCCTCGTCCAGATCGACGAGCAGCAGAACAAGCAGGACCGGCTGGAGTTCGTGCAGGCCTACGGAGGTTTCCTTGAGCGCGCGCTGCCGGTCGTGCAGCAGGCCCCGCAGGCCGCCGGCATCGTCGTCGAGCTGATGAAGTATGGCATCGGCGCTTTCAAGCAGGCCGAAAGCATCGAAGGCACCCTCGATCGGATGCTGGAGGAGATCACCGCGCAGCAGCAGGCGCAGGCCGCCGCGCCGCCGCAGCCCGATCCCGAGCAGATGAAGATGCAGGCCGACACCGCCATCGCGCAGCAGAAGGCGCAGTTCGACGCCCAGATGATGCAGGCCAAGCTGCAGGCCGACATGCAAATCGAGCAGATGAAGGCTCAGGCTGCGGCCGCGCTGGAGGAGCAGCGCCAGCGCTTCGAGGCCGCGCTCAAGAGCGAGGAGCTGGCTCAGAAGGTCGCGCTTGAGCAGGAGAAAGCCCGCCTCGACGCCGAGACGAAAATCATGGTCGCGCGCATCGGCGCCAGCGGCGTGGACACGCCCGGCCTCGACATTGTGAGCGAGGCCAGCAACCGTTTGGCGACCGGCATGTCCGAGGACGTCCGCTCCATGATCCAGCAGATGGTGCAGGACAGCATGGCTCGCGACGAGCGCGTGATCGCAATGATGCAGGCGCTTATGCAATCGATGGGCGCGCCCAAACGAATTGTCCGTGGGCCAGACGGCCGGGCAATCGGGATTGAGATCAATGCATGATCGGAATCTGGGATTCTGGTCTCTGGGATAGTGCGACTTGGAGCGACGGCTCCGTCATTGTCGTCGATGACACGCACGACGGCGACTACCTCGGCAAGAAGCTCAAGCGCGAGCGCGAGGAGGTCGAAGCGCGTCGGCGCCGGGTGCTGGAGCTCTACGAGCGGATCGTGGAGGGGCTGGAGCCCGCGCCCGAGGAAGTCGAGCAGGCTGTTTCGGCAGCCATCGAAGCGGTCGGCGTGGAGACGCGCGCCGACATCATCGAGGCCCCGTCGATCGACCTGGGGCGCATTCTGGCAGGCCTTGAGCGTGCGCTGGACCTCCAGCGGCGTCTCGCGCTTGAGGCCGACGACGAGGAGGTGATGTTGCTGCTATGAGGACGCGATACGTCTGGCGCGACGGGGAGATGGTCGAGATCGCCATCGCGCACCCCGGCGCCGAACCGAAGATCCAGATCGTCCCCGACATCGGCGGCTACAAGTCGATGGCGGACGGGTCGTGGATCAGCAGCCGCTCGCAGCATCGCGAGCATCTGCGCCGGCACAACTGCTTCGAGGTGGGCAACGAGATGCCGAAGCCTCGCGAGATCACAGCGCCAAGCCGCGAGCAGCGCATCAAGCGCCTGCGCGAGCAGCTGTGGAACATGACCGATCGGCAGGCGGACAAGATCCTGGCCGAGCTTCGGTCGCAACCCCGGAGATGAGATGAGCGAGATCCAGAAGGTCGATAGCGACAGCCGCAAGGAACTGCTGGCCGAGCAGTTCTCCAAGATTGAGGCCGAGGTCGCCGCCGCGCCGCCCGAGGCCGCCCCCGAGGCCGAGCCCGAGCCCGCCGCCGAAGGCCGCGCCCGCGACGCCTCGGGCCGTTTCGCCCGCGCCGATGGTGCGCCCGCCGCCCCGAAGGCCGCGCCCGCTGGGCCGCAGGAGACCGCCGCCGAGGCCCCTGAGGTCCCCGAGGAGCCCGTCTGGAAGCGCCCGCCGCAGTCGTGGAAGAAGGAGTTCCACGATGCATGGCTCAAGGCCGACCCGCGCCTGCAGGAATACGCTTACCAGCGCGAGGAGCAGATGCGCGCGGGCATCGAGCCGATCCGCGCCAAGGCCGAGTTCGCGGATCGCATGAACGAGGCCATCGCGCCCTACATGGACACGATCCGTGGCCTCGGGATCGAGGCCCCGCAGGCCGTGCGCGCGCTGATGGAGGCCGACAACATCCTCCGCAACTCGTCCCCGCAGGACAAGCTGAACTATTTCCATTCCCTCGCCCGGTCCTACGGCATAGACTTGGCGGGGCAGGGATCGCCCGCCCCACAGGCGTCCGTCGATCCCAACTTCGTGGCGCTCCAGAACGAGTTGATCAAGATCCGGGGCGAAGTCACGGGCTGGAAGCAGGCGCAAGAGGAGCAGGCCAACGCCGTCCTCCTCAACGAGGTTTCCCAGTTCGCCACGAAGGCAGAACACTTCGAGGC